TTCTTATACCCCCGCTAAAACTTGTCAATATATTTCCCGATACTCCTCTTAGTATTTTCATTCCAATATAGTTATGGTACTATAATCCAATCAAAAGTAACGGCACCCGTTATGGCCGTTAAGTACGTTACCGTAAATTGCGTTGTCGATTTACTTGTCACATAAAAAACGGCAGCCGCTAACATATCCGTAGGAGTTACGCAAACTTTATATGTAGTATTTGCCATTGTTTGTCCAATTGTCACTACAAATGTAGTAACTGCCGTAACTGTTTGAGAAAATGACCCCGCAATTGGCAAGTTAGGTGCAGTGATGCTACCAGTAAAAGCTCCTGAACCAGGAAAATAATGATTGGTAATTGAATTATTCCCCCAAGTAGCAGTATTGGAACCATGCCCAACGGTTCTATAACCTACGATCACTTCATTAACTGATGAATTGGCTAATGCACGACAATCATAACCAATAAATATAGAATTAGTAGATGTTGTTAAATTACCACCAGTACCGTCAGCATTTCCGTAACCATTTCCTGCATATATGCCAAGAGCAATATTACCATTAGCATTAACTAAATTAGTTAAATTACTATCGCCAAAACCAGTGTTTTCTTTACCTAAAACATTTGCGAGAGTAAAGCTTCCAAAGGCATTATTAGCACCCTCAGAAATAACATTGCGAAGCGCCATATAACCAAAAGCATTATTAGTACCGCCATCACTCCCGGGAGATGTTAAATTTTTTAAAGCATAATAACCAAAAGCACAATTATAATCAGCATTTATGCTGGAACTTAATGCAGAAACACCAACTATAGTATTATGCGTAAGATTACCGCTGCCCAAGCCAATACTAAGACTATTAACGGTTAAATCATAAGCTCCTAAATTAACTGCTCCTGTAGCTCCTGTGTAGGGCACCGATCCCGATAATGGTATAAATTCAAGCCCTGTTTCGTCCACCTTAACACTAACCAATGATCCTCCACTTCCAGTGTATAATGAAGGAACATCTGCTAAATCTATAAATTCTGCCTCTTTTGTCTCAGTAAATTCTAAACCATTCTCTGCTAAATTAACCGTGGGGACACTTAACGCCTCCCCTGCGTACGTCGATGGGCAATCTGTTAAATCAGTAAATGCGGCAGTTGTCCCGGTTCCTTTTGGTGTAAGAGTTGTTAAGTCGGCCTCAAAGTAGTACCAATGACCTGATATATTTACTTCTAAATAATGAGCGCGTGAAATTAGTGGAATGTTTGCCAAAACTTCATCGGTCGAAATATACGGAACGCCATTATTATATTTCCGTTCGTCCACGTCCGGCATCTCGGATTTTGGGTAAAAACCTATTGATATTTCTGTTCCTATTGTCATAGCGTAAAGATATAATTTACTGTGTAATCGGTTACCGATGTTTGGCGGGCAAATGTGTAAATAGTGTAATTTTCGATTATTCCGGAATTGGTAAAATTTAAGGTAGTCTTTATGAATCCGCTTATTATTTCAAACCCGCTTTGATCTTTTACGCTTACAATATCACCCCACGATGTAGGATACGAAACACAATACCGTTTAGTGTCAATATTGTAAACAAATGACTGATTCGATTTTTCGGACGGCCTATTTTCAAGTGTTTTAATAATTGCCTCCGATGGGTTTAGGTTACTCACGAAACCAATATAAACAGATTTGCGCGTTTCAGTTGGAGTTGGAATAACTACGTCAGGCAAAGATTCGCCGCCCGTGGGATTGCCGCCCCCGACTATTGCACCGCTTGTTCCTGATAGTACCGTTGTTGATTCAGGACTGTTTGGTAAAAATCGTGTTGCATAAACAATATCGGCATTTTGCGAAATTTGATTTACCGCCTGATCTGCGGTTAATGTTTCATCCCAGATAAATAATTGACCGCTGGCAGGATTTACATTAATATTGTCGATTCCGTTATCTTCGATCAACTTATTAAGCAAATCTAACGTGCCATAAGTATTCAAACAAACGTCGAATATGTTTTGATTGTCAACTGATCTATATTGTAACATTGGTCTGTATTTTTAATGATCCGTTTGCGTCATAGGTAACTATTGGCCGTGCATCGTACCCATCTGACTGAAGGTTTAACTTCATTGACCTGGCCAATTCTTGCTGAATTCCTTTTGCTTTTAAATAGGTTTTAATTCCTACGCCTTCGGTAAAGTTTTCTTTCCACCATCCCGGCGCTGAATTGATCGTATCAACAATATGCTGATCGTCTGATTCAGCCATAAAAACATCGTGATTTGAAATTACAATGTCGTTATTATCTAATAAAATATCGGTTCTAATTGCCATGTTTTATTTTGGGATTTTCAAGATCGTTAATTTTTGTTTTGGTCAAGGATTGCCCGGACCATGCAGCGGCGATTGTTTTTAAAGCTAATCCCCCGTCTGATGGAACAATTACCCATGAATTAAACGCATTTTTAAGGTTATTTAAATCCTTTTCCAGAGCGTTTAATTTATCAACTGTTTCTTTAATTTTTAACAGCCCGCCAAACGAACCGTCATTGAATTTAATTGTCGTTACCGCATCGATGGTTATATTTTCAAGTTCTGAATATTGGCAAACAAACGGCTCAACTAATCGCGAAAATATCACCTTAACGGTGGACCCAATAACCGGCTCAAATAATACCCCATCATCAATAACGGCCATTAATCTCACGTTTGGCAATTCATATTCGGTTTGCCCGTCAATTACTATACAGTCGCATGTACGATTTGAAACATCAACACTAACGACTTCGGCATTGCAATAGTTTACCTGATCGACCTTATGAGTACCGACCATTTTGTTAATTGCTTCATTTATGCTTCTGTCGCTCATATAACTAATTTATAATCAAGTTCAATGGTCTGGCGAAGCCCATCAAAACCGCCAGAATATTCAACGCCTTTCACTTTATATAGTCCATTTCGTTCAGGTAATTTAGGATCAATGAAATTCACATTGTCGCCCATCCGGACAAATGGCAATCCAAATGTAACAAATTTGCCCTTAAATCCGGTATAGTAAAACTTTTTTATTTCAGCTGTCGCTAAACTGATTAATTCAGTAATATTCTTTGCAAAAGGGTAGGGCAGCGTCATTCGTTCGCCTCCGGTATTTGGCGGATAATCTTCGCCTTTTTTCTTAATAAATACAGTCGGCTTATCGCTTCCACCCCTTAGTGTGACCAATACTTCTAATCGATTGCATTTCGTTTTGGCATGACCGTCTTTTGTCATTTTCCCAGTTAGTTCCTCGACTTTATTGGATGCCACAATACTAATTACTGTATCTTCTTTTCGTTGATATTCAAGTTCGTCTGATATTATATCTTGCTGAAAAGTAAACGTGTGTGTATTCGCTTCGCCTTCGATATAAATAACGGCGCCGCATCTTAATTCGTTGCCTTTAAAATAGCTTTCAAAATGATAATGCTTACGTAATCGGGCCAATACTTCGGCTATTGTTTCGTCGCCCGTCCTGAACTCTCCAAGCGTTGTAGATGTCAAAGAATTAACTGTGAATTGATAATTAGGATTTGCTTTATTGTAATCAACCAAAAGTATTTTTAAGATATTCTCAAGCGTTTCGGTCGCCTTAAAAGTCCGCGTTAATGCCGGGATTTGCTTTAATTTCCATGTATTATCTTCAAAATGTAATTCGATAGGTTTTTTTGATGTGACCTTTGAAATAAATCCTTGAAATAAATGGCTGTTTTTTTCCTGATTAAACGTACCTCGAAAGACTTCTTTCCCTTTATCGAAAAACTTGTATCCCCAATCCAAAGTAATTGAATCGCCACGAAGGAACAAAGGATTTGAATTTGAAAAACCGCCAATATTTACATTTGTCCCATAAAGCGAAATTAACTTATTCCCTGCGTCTCTAACGTATAGATTTTTGGGAATTACAATCTTGCCATCATTGGTCATATCGCGCCAAGTATCGGAGCATTCCATTTCATGAACAAAATCAAAGCTGATTGTTTTTGTCCGCTGTGGAAAATCCTCTGTCGGGATTTGAACTATTGTAACCTGTGTGACTACTCTATACATTACATTCCT